TTATCACGGATGACTTTGTTAATATCCCAGATTCTGCATCAACAAATTTAGGAAACATTGCCACTTGGTTGTTCCGTATTAAATTTAATAGTATTGCAGAGGCACTACCTCATATTATCAGTAAATGGATAGACGGAGAGGCTAATGGCTATTATATTTATATGAACGCTACTCACGGCTTAATATATACCACTGTGAGCGGTGGTACCCATTTTCAAACCTATGGTAATGCTCTGCCTGTGCTTGGGACCTGGTATCAGTATATAGTAGTTAAAAACGGGACAGCGGTAACAATGTATAGAAATGGAGCATTGCTTCCAAATGCAACTACAGCAAGTCATCCCACAATAGCAACGAATGCAGTAAGTACTATGTTTGGGAAATACGCTACTGCTTTTCTTAATGGTTGTTTAAGCGAAGTTCTTATTTGGAAAAGAGGATTATTAACCAGAGAATCAGCAACCCTATCCGCAGACCCTTGGAGTCTGTATAGACCAACACAAAGACGAGTGTATGGGAAATATATTTTATTCCCTCCTGCGCCACCAGCATTGTCCTCACCGCTGAACGATGTAATAAATGTCGTTGTTAATCCTACCCTATATTGGAATGCCTCTGCTGGAGCAACATCTTACAGATTGCAAGTCTCACGCAATTCAGGTTTTACGGATTTGTTTCTTGACCAAAGCGGTGTTACTGACCTATTTTATGCGGTAAGTGGATTATTGAACAACACCATTTATTGGTGGCGGGTAAATGCGAGCAATCTTGCGGGGGCAGGTGGCTGGTCAACAGAATGGCATTTTACCACAATCGCATTACCGCCTCCACCAATAGAGGCATCATTCCCAAAGATTTTGTATAATTCCATTCTTATCGGTGCTGTATTATCGGCTACTGATACAGCCACAGATTTTGATGTCCAAAACATCAAAGATTACCGTCCTTATACTTGGTGGCAGGCTGCCTCAATAGGCACAAAATATATCACCATAGATTGTGGTGTGGCAAAGTCAGCGGATTGTCTTGGTATCGTTGGTCACAATTTGAGTTCTACGAATGATACCGTTTCTCTGGAATCCTCAACCGATGGAATAACCTACACAGAAAGAATTACAGGATTTGTGCCTACAAGCGATAAGGCGATTATGAAAAAGTTTACATCTGCATCTGCCAGATATTGGAGAATCAAAATTATAGCTCCATCTGTAGCTCCTAAATTGGCAGTGGCTTTTCTCGGTGTCAGCCTGAATTTTCCTTATCCTCCAGATGTGCCATATATTCCCTACAAAGAAACGGTTGAGGCAGATGTAGCTGAAGGCAAAAAAGGACACCTTCTCGGAGCAAGCCTTAAATTCAAAAGCCTTAACATAGACGCAAATTTTTCCAACCTTGAACGAGCTTGGACCATAAACGAATTTAAGTTATTTTGGGATAATCACGGCTCAAAACTCCTGTCATTTTTCTACGGCTGGGATTTAGTCAACTATCCTGACTGGGCATTTTATGTCAACTGTGAGGATATGGATTTTGGATTGCCAATGAGCGTATTGTTGTATATAGATAGCATTAGTCTCAGGATGAAGGGGGTGTCAGAATTTTGATGAATACCACCACGCTACACACAGCCACACACCAGCTTAAAATAAGCCTATTCTACAATCAATTCTTTTTTGCGACCCATACCAATTACACCTGTTCAAAAAAACAAATCAATCCTACCACGCCACACACAGAACCACACAACGGGAGATAAAAGATGTCATACAATAGCGAATTAGCAAGCATTTCAAGAACGCCTGTAAGCCTTCTGGTTCTGTCGCTTGATTATTGTGGTAGGGTCTTTGGAACATCACCTTGTATAGCCACAGGTGAACCGTGCTATAACACTTGGCATACCTGCAAACTCAAGACTGCCTATCTCAAAACCACCAAAGACTACAAATTCACTTCTGCAGATGCACCCTTGCCATTCAAAGCAGGAGAAAGACCCTACATCAAAAATATTGACCTTTTGCCTACAGAAATTAAAACCAACCTGACTGTTAGCTCCAGAGTCAAAGTTACTCTTTATGACGAACCCGATAGCGATATTGGCATTGACCCCTATGTGTCCCAACGCTCATCGGTTCAGGGGACATTTTGGAAGAAACTGCTTGCAAGAGGCACAAACTATAAAGGCAGGCTTGCTAAACTTTATGAGGGCTTTTTGGGATTGCCAGAAACCGATTTTGTCCAGAAGTTCGTTGGGAAGATAGATAATATCACCCTGGATAGAACAGAGGTAAAGGTAGAGATTAAAGACCTGCTGAAATCCCTATCGGATATAGAAGTCCCTCCCAAGTTAGACATCAAACTTGTTTGCGATATGACTCCGGTATCTACCGAAGTAACTCTTAGCACTGTTACAGGGCTTGATAGCCCTACAGGTTATGTCCGGTTAAAAGATGAGATAATCTATTACACAGGTGTCAACCCTACCACAAACCAGCTCACAGGATTATCAAGAGGATATTTTGGCACCACTGCCACGGAGCAGAAAATCAATGACAAGGTGCAGAAGGTTAGATATTATGCACCGATGAACGGCTTTGACATCCTCAAGACCATACTTCAGACCGATGCGGGAATAGACACGGCATTTATAGACACCACAAATTTTGACTACTGGAGAGACTGGCCAGGAGGCGAGGTAGAATTTTCTGCTATCGTCTCTGAGCCAACCAAACTGGAGACTCTGTATTTTGAGATTGTTGACTTGCTGGATTGCAAATCGTGGGTAGGTGAAGACTTGAAGATTACCATCAGACGAAACATACCGAATGAACCGGGCAGAGTATATCATACCATCACCGATGATGCGAATATTGTTTTGGATTCTGCCAATGTTGATCTGAACGCTCCCTCAAGATTTACACGGCATTTGCTTTACTGGGATAGAAAAGCTATCGGTAAGCCCGATGAGGTCAAAGACTATAACCACCTTGATATTGTTATTGACGCAGACGCAGAAAATAGTGTAGAGTATGGAGATGTCATAGAGAAGAAGATATTTTGTCGATGGCTCAGGAGTGGATACACACAAGAGGAATTGATTATCACATATCTCAAGAACACCTTAACACGGCAATTATTTAGACAGAGGGACGCTCAACCCATCCTGACTCTGGAAGTTGAACTAAAAGATAGTGGCATAAAGACAGGGAGCTATATCAAGGTTAGCACAGATGAGCTTTCACAAATAGATGGGCTTCCGCTTGATAGGGTAGTTTTTCAGGCAGTAAAGCGACAACAGAAGGAAAATAAGGTAACGCTCAATCTCTTACAGCAATCATCCAAAAGGTGGGGTTTTATTGCACCAAATGATTGCCCTGATTATACCAATGCTACGGAAGCTCAAAAAGAATATTGCTTTATTGTTGGCAATGATGACAAAATGAGCGATGGTTCAGAAGGATATTATATTTATTGAAAAATGGGATACTCAGCTTTTACAGACAATCAGATTCAAGGTGATAAGGCTGTCCGTCAGGAACTCTGGCAGAAGGTTAAGGACAATGATGAATATCTATATTATGCTATTGCCGCAATGCAGGCAGGAGGAACAAAAATGATGGTGGTGTTAAACCCATTTTTAGAGAACGATTTAAATGTTGACCAGATACCCGATAGTTGGACGAGGTATCTCTATCCTGGGGGCACAGGACAATATGCGACCATCAGCGATTCCAAAATATATTGCTTTGCCCATCCTGGGGGGGCTGGCAATGGCGGAGGTTATTTAACTTCCGATTATATAGAGATGTCCAGTTTTTGGGGAGTGTTAAAAAATCTTGGCTTCGTCTTGTGGTCTACGGTGGCAGGCATAAAGAATCAGGTTATTGTGGAATTTTACAGCAATAACAAGGTCTATATTTCCAGCAATACGATTTACGATTCAGTAGCCAACCCCACGGCACGGCAATCATTCATTGCGACTATTGGCACAATTCCTGATTATGCCCGATATATCAAAATAAAACTGGTGGGCGGGGAATCCTCGGTTGATGTCGCAGGAACTACATATTTTACAGGTATTAGCGTCAATCCATCCACAGAAATGACAACAGAAATGATTGTGTCTGCGACAATAGCAGAAGGGTATACAGCGAATACAGTGTGGATAGATGTAAATAGTGTAGTAATTCCGCTTCCTATTTTTGGATTAGTAAATATAGGGTTTGAAGCAGAAATTAGAACAACAGATGTTTCCGCTACGGCTTCACAGAGATTCAGAATTGGAAGTGTTTATTCAAATGAAAATTCTACCGTAAGCGTTTCTTATATGTCTAATTATTACAAGATAGAAAATATATATATAGCCTCTTCTTCAATCACATTGATTCAGCAACTAATGAGAGCTGCTGGGAGTGCTTTTAATGTATATGGCAAAAAATCCATTCCCAAAACCAACATAAAGTATATTATATGAAAACCTTAATCCTATTTGACACACAAATTCACGCTTGGCTTACTGGAGAATCCTTTGAGTCAGCAGAGGCACACATCAGAAACGGCTATCCTCATCTGCTGGAAGGCTGGCAGGCAGGAACACTGAAAGCCGATGTGATAGATATTACAGAAGAGGATGCCTTCAAAAGCGAGTTATACAAAGTGAAGGATGGGATAATCTGCCTTAAAACCCCTTAAATTCCCACCCTTAATTTTCCAGCGAAATGGAAACCACCAAAATAGAAACCGAGTATTTCTGCCCTATCTGTAAGACGCTGAAGATTGTGCCAAAAACAAATGAGACACAGAAATGCCCCAGTTGCAAGAGTGAGATGGTATGTGCTGAGGAGAAAGATGGAACTTGAAGAGATAAGTAAGCATACTATAGAATTGACAGTAGCGGTAGAGAACTTAGAAAAACTTATGTCTAAAATGGACGCTAAGTTTGATTTATATTTGTCGTTACAATCTGCTCAGCAGGAAAAGGTTCTTGAGCAGAAATATAAAATTGAGCAGATTCTAAAAGACTTGAATGGGGAAAATGGAGCATTTTACAAAATACGAATTTTAGAAAAAACACAGGTAGATTTCAACACTTGGAAAACCAAGATAATAGCATACTACACTATTGCCTCAGCCATAATAGCCACAGCAATAAGCCTCTTGATAAAACGCTATGGCTAAACTTACACAAAAACTTAATGATATAAAAGATATAGCCATAGAATTGGAGGGAATAATTCCTGCGGACATTAGATACTCTAATTTATGGAGAAAAATTTTGGCTATTTCAGGCATTATATCATCGGCTCTTTATGAGGATAGTGTGCTGATAAAAGAAATAGAAAGATTAAAAAATGAATGTATGCCAAGTGCCAGAGATGTGGAGAGATAGTTATCACAGGGATAAAACTCTGTGTATCTTGCCAAGTAAAAATGATGGCAAAGGGTGAGAAGATAGAGGCAAAGATTGAATATATCCCCGCCCGATTTAACTGGTGGCGGAAAATAAAGGAGGAATGAAATGATACCTATAGTTGGAGCATTGTTAAAAAGCGGATTGGGTCTGGTTGCCAAAGCTGTATTAGCTAAGGGCAAGGACTTTGTTGCCCTTAAAACAGGGGTAAATTTAGACGAGGAGACATTATCAGACGAAAGCATACTAAAGCTAAGAGAGTTTGAAGCAACACACGCAGAAGAGCTTCTAAAGCTACAAATTGAGGATACCAAGTCGGCAAGAGAAAAGGAAGTGGCTCTTGCAACAAGTGCAGAGACTCCATTGCTGAATAAGCTGATAGCACCGATATTAGCTCTGGGAACAATCGTCCTTGCCTTTGGGTTGTTTTATGCTATGATGTTTTTGAATATGGGTGCGAATAATGAGAAGATTGCCTTGTATCTACTCGGCGTTCTCTCCTCAATCACAATTCAGATTTATGGCTATTACTTTGGAAGCTCTTCAGGAAGTGCTGAAAAAAACAAGACGATAACAGGCTTTTTAGGAGGTGTAAAATGATAGACAAAAAGATGAGCTACCATTTTTTACTTTCGGAAATGACGAGAACGGAGAATAGGAAATTCCTTGAAGCGAATAGAGTAGTTCCAGAAGACCTCTATCAAAATGGAGTTGCTCTCTGCAATAAACTTCTTGAACCCATCCGAATACATTTTGGGCGACCCCTTATCGTTCATTCGGCATATAGAGGCATTGCTCTCAACAAGGCTATTGGAGGCTCTAAAACCAGCCAGCATTGCAAGTTTGAAGCCTGCGATTTTCATATAGTAGGCGTGCCATTAAAGGAAATTTTTGACTGGATACGAAAAGACTCTGGACTTAGATTTTCGCAAGTTATTATGGAAATGGGGTCTTGGATTCATATAGCACTGCCCACATTAAAGGTCAATATGCAAGTCTTGAATTGGAACGGAAAACAATATACAAAAATACCACATCAAGCCAATGTGTAAATACTGCGGTAATAAAACAGAAGACGGCAAAGACTTCTGCTCCGATTGGTGTAAAGAGCAATATCAAAAATTCTGCCTTGTCTAAAAATTACTTGACAGATTGAAAAGTCAAAACCTATAATAAACTAATGAGATGCCTAAAAGGTTTACGTTTAAGCGTGTTCAACCTTGTTGTTTTGGCTGAAGACAGAACAATTAAAAACAGTTGCTTACCATCGGAAGGGTTGGAAGAGTTAAAATTGGGGCAATGTCTCGGAGCTTGACAACCCCGACCTGATAATTGTTGTTTTCATCAGAGGTGTTTCTTAAAATGAATTCTTCTTCAGTATATTTTAGGAAGCACCCCTGATTAAAATAATATAAATCAGGGGATAGAAGCTCCCTCTGTCCTTTTTACTCTTGCTCCTCACCTGCCTGATTGTCCTGCCTTAAAATATATCTTGCTAAAATCCTCCTGCGTGTGTATAATGTGTGTATGAAAAGATTTAATTACCACCTAACAGACGAACAAGCCAACTGGCTCTCTGCTCATTCTAAAGGCACAGGGCTATCTAAAGCAGAGTTGATTAGAAGGGCGATAGATGAATATCGGTGGCTTTTAATAGAAAAGGCACAGATTTCAAAGGTGGCAAAATGCAGTTAAAATACATAGGCTTAGAACCGTGGATAGTAACTGATGATGACACAACCATTATTATCAAACCCGATACTGTGGTAGAGGTCAGCGGGTCAAAGGCAAAGTATCTCCTTGAGGACTATCCTGAAAGCTGGGAGAAGGTGGAATAATGCCTTGTTTTATGTGTTCAAAATGCTTTGTAATTGAAAATACTGCCACCAGTAATTACTGGAATCTGAAGGAAGGTGAGCCTCAATTATGCTCTGCTTGCGATCCAGCGATTGGCGTATGGCACGGTAGATTTGAAAAGAAATCGGCTATAGGATGCTTATTAGGTTCAGATGGGTTTTTGTATTCTAAAGAAGAAGAGGACAAGGGAGACCTTAACTGGAGAAAGGAGAATCAAGGGCTTACTTTAACTTCCATAAAGGCGGAAAAATGAGTGTTCAGGAAACAATAACTATCTATAAAGAAATGGGGATAGGAAGCAAGGAAGAAAGAAACCAATTTCTGCAATTATACCCTGAAACTCAAAACAATAAGTTCATATTTATCGTTGATGTTCCCAATACAACACCTATCAAGAGGGTGGAAAAATGAAGGTAAAAGATGAGCAAATGGGCAATAATTAATAATAAATGGCACACGTGGCTATGGAGAACCATAGAAGTGAGATGGAGGCTTTGGATGTGGCGAAGGGCTACTGGTGAGAAGAAGCATACAGAATGGCTTAAACTTATTAGAGCCAGATTAAACCAAAACAGATGGAAAATATAGAGAAGGTGGAAAAATGGGTAATCCAGATTTAGCAATAATAATCAATGGTGATAAAGCCATATTAGTTTTGGGGAAAGACTATCACGGAAAGTGGTATAATATGGCGATTGAAATAGCGATGGGACGCTATCAAAAGTATGTTGACGAGCTTAAAAAGATTGCTGATTTTCCTGAACAGATTGATGATTGCATCAGGAAAATAGAAGTTTTTGAGGTAACCCAATGCAATAATGGGGGAGTGAGTCATAGATGAGACAGCTATGCGAGATAGCCGAAAGTAGTAAGATAAACTCTATGAGGATAGGTGTTGAAATTAGGGTAGTTCCTAAAGCTGGTGGAAGTCCAGCCTCCCCCGCTGTAATTTAATCTATTTAAGGAAAAAAATGAGCAATTTCACTTGTTTTCTTTGCAAAAAAGACATAATAGACAGCCCCAAGGGATACATCACAGGCTGTCCTCATTACCCTCTGAAGTCAAAGGGCATAGATAATTTTCTTGGTGGCTTTGATAAAAAGAAGCCTCACGATGTGCCAGATGTTATCTTTGACTTGCTTGGGATTAAAAAGCAACGGAGGTAAAAAATGACAAAAGTAACTGACTTAGAAAAGTTTGCCTTAGAACATATTTTTAGACCATACCAAAATATGCTTGATTTTGGCGAAAAAAGATTAGACAAGCTACCAATGAAAATTGACGAAGTGCCAAGTTTCATAGAAGCCCATCCTGAATGGTGGGGTATGGTAAAAGATAGAATTTCAAGATGCAAATTCTATTTTCCTAATTATATTCAGCACAAATTATTAAGTTTTTTACGGAAATAAAAAATGCTGGTTTTAGGCAGGATAACTCAGTTGGTTAGAGAGCATAAATTGGGATAGGTAGTGATGCGAATGCGTGGGTTCAAGTCCCACTCCTGCCATAAGAAGATAGGTGAATTATGCTAACAACAGAAGACTTAAAAGACTGGAAGGCAGGGATTGACGAAATCGGAGAGTCAAGACAGATTCAATACGATGCTTTGTTTGAAAAAGGGGCGTTGGATAAAATGATATATTCTTATAAAGGCAATCCTAAATATAATTCTTTTTTAATTTGGGTATATGAAAAGGTCATCAAAAGTGAATGAAGAAAAATATAAAAGGGTGTTGTTTTAAGGAGGAGGAGAAATGAAGGTATTTGTAATGGTTAAATGCGTGTGTTGTGGGCATAAAAGAAAAATCTATGCCAATGAAATTCCCAAAGGTGAGCAACCAATGTGTAGTGAGTGTGGTATGCCTATGGTTGCTGAAATGGTAAGTGGAGAAAAATAATCGGAGCATCAAGGGGTGTTGTTTTAAGGAGGTGAATAATGAAAGCAAAATGTTTGATTATAGTGTAATGCCAATTAAAAAACAAGATACATACGATTGGATTTTGAATATACATTATGCAAAAAGATTGCCAACTATATGTTTTGCTTTTGGGTTATTTAAGGACAAAAAAATAAAAGGTATTAGCACATTTGGAAAACCTGCAAGCAATTCTTTATGTATTGGCATTTTAGGTAAAGAATATTCATCAAAAGTTTATGAACTAAATAGACTTGTAGTAGAAGAAGGATTAGAAAAAAATGTTTTATCTTATTTTGTATCACAATCTTTGAAATTATTAAAAAGACTTAAAAAACCGTTATGCCTTGTTAGTTATGCCGATTCTGGTTTGGGTCATCACGGTTATATTTATCAGGCTACTAACTGGATTTACACAGGTTGCACAAAAGAAAGAACTGATATTCAAGTGCCAGAAGGAAAACATAGTAGACATTATGATAAAAATATAGACTATTCCCTAAATAGAAAAATACGAACTGCTAAATTTAGATATGTATATTTTATCGGAATGAAGCCACAAATAAAAGAAATGAAAAAAGAGTTAAAATATCCTATTATACCTTATCCAAAAGGAGATAATAAGCGATATGAGATAAATAAAAAAGCTATTATTCAGGAAGTTTTGTGGTGAAAATAACTGCTTGACATAATTTAAGGTTATTCGCTATACTTTACAAATGGACAACACGATAAACAATAAAACCTCAATAGGGAGATTGGTATGCCCGCCCAAAAGCGTGTTGTCCAAGCCAGTCTCCCTGTTGGGGTTTTTGTGTTTTGAGGAGGAAAAAGGTGGCAAAAGACCCTGCATTTCTTTTTTACAGTTCTGATTTTTTAACAGGCACTATGTTTATGACAGATGAACAAGTAGGTATTTATATCCGCTTGCTTTGTGCTCAACATCAACACGGTGGATTGATAAATAAAATAGCTTTTAATAGCATAATTAAAGACCATCTTTTAATTCGTGATAAATTCATAGAAACAGAAGATGGTTTTTTTAATCAAAGGCTATTAAATGAGATGATTAAAAGAAAAAATAAATCAGAGAGTTTTTCTAAAAATGCCATAATTAGATGGGAAAAAGAAAAAGCAATGCAAATGCAATGCAAATGCAATGCAAATGCATTTGATTTGCATATGCCGATTGAAGATGAAGATGTAAATAAAGATGTAATTGATATTGATATTAAAGAGATAGAAGAAAGAGAGATGCAAGAGAGAAAGAAGGAAGAGAAAATTGAAATCTTGCCTCCAAAAAGAAAAACCAATTCTGATACCAATTTTATAGATTGGTGGTGTGAAGAGTATCAAAATAGATTTACTATAAAATATGTGGTAATGGGTGGCAAAGAAGGAAGCCTTGTTAAAAAATTATTGGAGTATTTCTCTTTAGAGGAATTAAAGGAACTTGCCACTTATTTTTTTAATTCAACAAAAGAATGGTATATAAATAATGGTTATAAGATTGGGATTTTTTATTCTGAGATACAAACATTAAGTCTTACCAAAGGACAAACCTTGAATTTGTCCAAAACAACACTTGCCAATATGGCTACTTGGCAAAGTATATGTAAAAAAAATGGGTGGAATCCAAATGACTAAAAAAGAATTTGTTAAAAAGATGTTGTTTTTAGGGGAAATATTGAGTGATAAACCTTCAGAAATTAAGATAGAAGGCTACTGGGAGATGTATCAAGATTGCTCTGATAAACTACTCTTGAAAGCCTTTTGGAATGCAAGAAAATGTAGGTTTTTCCCAAAGCCCGTAGAATTTGATGAGCTTATGTTTTTGGATGATGATGAAATTATATCCCGTCCACAGTTAGAAGATATATCAACGAAAGAATGGCACAGCCAATATATGAAGAATACACGAGAGATGAGACAACAGAAACTTTTAAAACAATCCCCAGACGCAAATAGTCTGGTGGTAGAGGAGGAAGTAAAATGAAACGAAATTGCATAATTCGTATTGAGTTTCAATATCCTGATGAAAAAATAACTATGTTATTTGGGAACTCATACAAAAATTGGGACGAGCAAGTAAAAGAATATATTTGGGATAACAGAAAAACATTAACAGGGGTTAATTTTGTTACTGTGTCAAATAATGAATGGATAGGATGGGGAGGGCTTAAGTGGTGCTCTTCTGAAAATTTTCAACAAGAATTAAATAGGGAGGATTGTCAGGACAACGAACCAGACAATCCTAACCCAAGACGATATTCAGATATGAGATTTGATGTAAATGAAAAAATAGAGAAGGAAATAATGCGAATATTTAATGAAATCCCCAGACGCAAATAGTCTGGAGGTAGAGGTAAAAGATGATAGAAGAATTTGAAAATCTTTTTACAAGTTGTGAAATTTACTTAGATTTACAAACTATCCAGGATGCTTTTATAGAGACCCAAAATACTGATAAGTCAATTTGTGGACATTGTGATTTTTGGTTGAAGTCTTCTCAATGTCCCAAAGAACATAATATTACTGGAAGAAATGTAGGCCCCTCTGCAAACAGTTTTCCTTGCAGTAAATACATCCCTGTAGAATGGATAAAAAACCTAAAATTAGAACGCATAGAGAATGTTAATAAAAAAATACAAGCATTAAAAATAAAACATCCAAACTTAGAAAACTTTTTGACAAAAAAGTATAATTTAGAGGAGGAGTTAAGATGAAAGCAATTAAAGTCCCCGAAAATTTAAAACCGTGTCCTGTTTGCGGGAATAGACCTTTATTATGTTCGCCTTTAGAAGGCATATCAGGATATGTAATCAGGTGTAAGGAATGGGATTGTTTTCTTATGGAAGGGGAAAATTTAGATGAATTAGTATTAAAATGGAATGGGAGGGGTTTAGAGGAGGTAAGAGATGACAATAAGTGAAGCAGTGAGAAGTGAGGAACATTATCTGAGAGTATCTAATAATGATAGATGGCTCATAGGCACAGGGCGTGATAAGGGATGGATAGTCTATGAACATAAACCCTATCAAAAAGACTCCATCAGGTTGATTGAGACAATAGATGAAGAGGAAGCCGTGGCGGTTCTTTTGGGAGAGGAGGAGAAATGAAATACACAGCTTGGGGAATGGCAATATCGCAAGATATAGAAGCATGCTATTACTACATCAACGATTGCGGGGCAGAAGAAGAGGACACAGAAGAGCAAGAAGAAGAAGAGGCTCTTCCAGAAGCAGAATTAGGCTCACAGGTAAGCGAAAAGGATTGGTTCTTGAATGATATTGGATATATGACTCTCTGTGGTAGCAAAAACGGTGATAATGCAAAATAAGAGCAAATTTAACTTTTTAGATAAGGAGGTAAATATGAAAACGGGAATTTACGAATTGATTCTGGATTCAGCAAATGCTGAAAGAGCAAGAATATTGGAGATACTATCAGACCTGCAAGCAGAGATAACTGACCCAAATACTAAATACACCACCAGAATAATAAAAAGTCAGCTTGTAGACGAGATTATAGAGAGGATTCAGGAGGTAGAAAAATGAAAGAATGGACAGAAGGTAGGGTTTTGGAATTTGAGGAATTACAAACGCTCATAAGAACAATTACGATGATAAATTATAGCAGTAATTTTATGGAGAAAATAAAGCAGTGCATTGAGATTGCGATAAAACTACAAAAGGGAGATATTACAATTTTAAGAGAGAGCTTTATGGATTTTCTCAAGGCTAAGATTATTGAGGAAAGGGAAAATAAAATAAATACTTGACAAGATGTAGCATTTTGTTTTATAATGAATAATAATGAAAGATTTAATTGATATAAACACTTTGAAGGTATATTTGAAGGTGAGCAGGCAAACAATTTCAAGGATGCTCCAAGAAGAAATTATCCCCTCTTATAGGGTAAGAGGACAATGGCGATTTGATATGGCAGAAATAGATAAATGGCTGGAGGAATCAAAGGGAACAAAAAATGGAATCTAAATTCCCCAAAAAACGGAAGTTGGACAAGACCGAGACAAAGGCTCTCACTTGTCCTTATGCAAAAACTAAGGATTGCAAGAAGTGCCAAGAGTATTGCAGGTTTGCGGGTGTAGAGTTTGGGATTAGGAAGACGGAGGAAAAAGATGGAGGATAAAAATATAATTACATTAACAACTTACAAGGGGTTTGAGATTTATTACAATTTTGACAATGCCCAGCTTACTGCCGTTGATGAAAAAACACAGGAAGAATTTGAAGGCAAATATCTATTTGAAATCCAACGACAAATAGACAAACCACAATGGGAATTATGCAATAAGAAAGGATATGCCATTGATGGTATTTTCTCAGATGAAATCTATAAATTAGAAGCAACTCGGTATAACAGCAAGTCTGGACGGTATGATTGGATTAAAAAAGAGAGTAGTGGTTCGGGGTATGAAGTGGGCAAAAGATTGGAACGGTCAGAAAGAAAAGTCTATGAAGATAGCCAAAATAATCATTCCGTTTTTCTGGAAGCCAAAAGTAAGCAACAAGAAATAAATAGAAAAAAAAGAGAGTTGCAAGATATTATTGGGAGACTGTCAACTCAAGAAAAGAAAAAGGAAGAAGATGAAAACTAAAGCACACGAATATACCCCACATAATCATTACAATTGTATAGATGCTTATAAAAATCCTGAACATCCAGAGGATTGGGATGTTTGTCCTAATTGTGGGTTACGCCCTAAAATATGGATTTTTGATAATGGATGTTTAACTGCTTGTGGATGTTGGTATAGTGTATATAGATACTTTAGTATTCGTGCAGAAAGTATTATGTCCTTTGTAAAAAGACACAACGGGAGCACATTGGGTTATGACAAAGATAAATTAAGAAAAAATTGGAATCGCTGGTGTAGAACTCTATTGTTTTGGAAGAGGATAAGTTACTATATCAACGGGATATTGTCAAAAGATTGGTTAATTTAGAAAAGAAGGAGGAAAAAGATGTTAGCTGAGATTTTACATCGTATTGCTGGGATGGAAAGGAAAGAACAGAAGTATAGGATTAGACCCTCTATGGCTTCTCCAGAGATTTTAGAATTAGACCATAAAGGTCGTTGCAAAAGACAAATGGTTTATGGTGCATTAGACTTTCCATCAACCAATATGTCAGATAGATTTATAATGACAATGGACGATTCATCTTGGCATGAAGAACTTACTGCCGATTGGGTGCGAAAAACCACTTTTTCTTTAAGAGATTCACAAATGGAAATTGACTGCGGATATTTTGGTAAAGGCAAGATTGATGGAATATTGACCGATATGTTAGGAAAAGACTATCTCTATGAACATAAAGCACTCAACCATTTTTCATTTAACAAATTTGACAGCGATAAAGAATTGCCCATAGATTATATTGTCCAGTGTTGCGTCTATCTGAACCAAGAATTAGCAACCTATGATATAAACCAAGCCCTTCTGCTGGTTAAAAATAAGAACACAGCTCAATATCTGGAGTTTCTGATTGAGTATGACAAGGAAAAGGATATAGTCATAATCCTTTATCGGCAGGACAGCATAGACCAGAAAAAGATTGATTTGAATATTGAAATTGCCGATATTCTCAAGAGAACAAGAGAGAAATTTGAGTTTGTGGAGACCTGTAAAAATGAAAAGAGGCTGCCCAAAAGAGACTATGATATTTCAGATTGGCAATGTAGTTATTGTAATTTCAAAGGAGCTTGCTGGCAGGATTATGAACAGGAGTTTAAGGAGCTAAAAGGCGATATAGAGCTTTCAAATGACATTGAAGAACGCTTGGCATATTATCTGGAGCTGGGGTTACACCTTAAAAACCAAAAGAAAGAGCAGGATGAGATTAAAGACCAGATTAAAGCTATTATGCAGGAGAAGGACGCAAAAATGGCAACGACTGAGCGATATGCGATTGTAAGGTCGTTGATAAAAAGCAAGCGGATAGACCAAGACCTCATTCCTCCAGAATTATTGGCGGGATTTCAGACAGAAAGTTTAAGCGAAAGATTATCAATTAGGCTAAGAAAGGAGGTAAAGTAAAATGGAACTAAAAGCTGAATTGTTGAAGAAGGAATGGGAATAAATCATTATTGGGGTGTTCTTGTAACTGATGATGATAATAATCAATATAGATTTCAGTACCATAAAGAATTGGCAGAGGAAATTATTCGAAGAATAGAATATTTTGAGTTAAGAAAGGAGGTAAAGTAATATGGTAATTAAATCAGTAGCATTAGAATTTCCAAATAGGGAAGATGGAGAAATAACCTATTATGCAGTAGGTATAATTCCTTGTGGCAGGTCTCTTCCAGTTACAAGGATAGAAAAGGGATTTTTTTATGGTGGAGTAAAAACACTACCTCACCATTTTCAACATTACTGTCAAATATTTGATGTAAATGGTTTAGTAGCTGAAATGTATCAATTGGGTCATATTCAGTATTTTGAAGAAGAGGAGGTAAAGTAATGGAAAGAAATCAAATCACAAGGATTAAGGGGCTTTCAGAAAGGAGAAGGCTGCCGAGATTAGGGAAGGTAAGGCTTGGGTTAAGAGTAAAGACTACTACGGGAAAAGAATATCCCAGAGAGACTTCTTGGTTTGTTTGCCCTCCTGAAGTGCAAAAAATTTATGGAGACCAGCCGACAGAGTTAGATATTATGTTTCCGATAGAAGATGAATGCTCTTGTTTCCCACAAGCCTTGAAATGGTATGGGAATACTGTCTTAAAATGCAAGGGAGATGGCGAAATGGCTTTAAGGCGATGGGAAGATTGCACACCAGAACAGCAGGCAGAATTAGGCAACGGTAGAGAACCCAATGAATTAGTGGAAGTTTCTTGTCCTTGCGAAAAGTTAGATGAACGCAAATGTTCACAGTCTGGGAATTTGATGGTCTTGCTTCCCAAAATTAGTATTGGAGGCGTATATCAAATTGATACTGGAAGTGGCTCAAATATTATTTCCATAAATTCCTATATTGACTATCTCCGAGCTATTACTGGTGGAAGAATAGCCTTAATCCCTCTCAAGCTAAGAAGGGTAGAGCAGAAAATGTCCTATATTGATGAGAAAGGAGAAAACCGTTCATCTATTCATTATCTTTTACAATTAGAGCTTAAAATAACCCTTGAAGAGCTTGACAGGTCAAGAAGAGACCGTATAGCAATTCCTACCGTGCATTATCAGTTGCCTTCCCCTGTTGAAGATGGTAGAGACATCCCAGAAGTGATTGTTGATGAAGAGGATATAGAAAAACAGCCTGAAACTACCCCTATTTTGAATGACCCCCCCAAAACCAACATAAACGCTCCAGAAGTCCCTCCTGAACCTATAGGCAAAGAAGCAGGCGGGCAAGGCAAGGGAGATAAGGGCAAGACAACAACTGAGATTGACACCCCGAAAGAAAAACAAAACAAAGCCATAAGGGCGAGTATTCACGCAAACCATAAGAGTGTGGGGGTAACAGATGAAGAATATTTTGTGTATCTTCAAAAAATGCACAAGGTTGATAGTTCTTTGGAGATTACAGACCCGGAGATACTTAGAGAGATTATGATGTATTTCAATCCTAAGACATTCAATATGGAAATGTTCAAGGGGACGGTATCAAGTGCAGATTTGCCAAAAGAGTTAAAACCACAAGAAGACCCAGACCGAGAGGAGAAGTTGGCACATATTGAGACATTGGCAGAGGAATTGAAGAGCAAGGAAGGCGTGATTATGATGTATGTAGCTTCTGTTTTCCATAGAAAAGAAGAAACTTTGCAGGACAGGATAGAGAACCTTCCAGATGAGAATCTGGATGAGATGGTAAGCTATCTTGAGGGACTGAAGGAAAGGAAGTAAGATAAGGATGAGGAGTTATTTTAAGGAGGTATGAGATGAAAAGATTGAAAGGATTAGCGACAAAAATTGAAACTCTAAAGGAAGGCGTAAAGCTCTCTGTGCTTTTTCCAAAAACAATGAAGGCAGAGGTTATCGGGCTTGACGAGAAAGAAGTTGAGGTCTATATCAGCGTAGAACCAATAGAAGCACCAGTAGAGGAAGGGCTTGCTGAGGCAAAGGGATATTTTGATAAGGCTGTGGCTATAATGGAAAGGCTCACTGAGAAATATTCACAGGAAGAGATGAAGGAAGGCATAGAAACGCAAACTACAATTTTAGATGAGAAGACACCACATTCAGATAGGTAAAAATAGAATTATATCTTAATCGGCTGAGCCGCCCTCTTATGAGGTA